ACACCTGTCCTTTAGTTTCACTAAGACCATTTATTATCAAAAGCCAAGCGGCTAGCCTAGATTTACCTGTACGTCTGCCTGCTGCTATAACCTTAAATCTTGAGTAGTCTCCAAAGACTTCTTGTTGCCAAGGTAGCAGTTCTACGTTTAGATCAGTCATGGCTTACTAAAAAATACTTAGGTATACCTAAGTACACTCTAGTAACACCACATTACAGGAGTGGGGCCAGAGTCACTATTCCTGATATCAACATGAATGAAATTACGAGCAACTCCAATCCCGTTGAACCCAAGTGATATTGCGTGTTGTACAATAGAATATCGTTGCATACCGTTCTGAACCTTAATGTCTGCCGCAATGCCTTTACTGTGAGTACCCGCTTTAGTTTTCTTAGCTTCGATTGGATGGGTTGGATCTCTATAGCCACTAGAGATAATAAATGGAAAATCACATGCCTCCCTAAGTAAATCAAGTTTATGTATTAAAGAATCTTCAATGAGGTTGTTACCTGTGTACTGACAAGCAAACTCATCTTTTGTAAAATATTTAAAGTTAGACATAGTGTACTCTTATTCTATATACTGTGCTTCACCGTCTATATCATCTGTTGTGGAACCTGAAGATATTGTGGTTTGTTCTCCACCTACACCAGTAATGGAGATATTGATAGCACTTTTACCCCCTGCTACCTTATCTTTCTCAAAGTAACTTAGGGGCATTATCCTATCAACTACTAGCTTCCAAGCTGCTGCTTGATGTTTATGTTCATCATTAAGTGCTGCATTGAATATAGACTCTAATACTAGCTTAGACTTAGGGGAAGACAGCATCCTCCCTTTATATTCATTGATAATCGCGGCATCACCTTTGGGCCTACCTCTGGATAAACCAGTAGCACCTCTCTTTCGAGACACCATTTCAGTCTTTTTAGGCCGCCCACGCTTCCTCTTTGGAGCTTCATCAGTAGTCATAAGTATAACTTAAGTTTGCCTTGTGTAAATTGCCTAATGGGCTACCCTGTAGATTTCACATTAAGAATATGTTTTTTGTTTATTCAGAAATCTTTATCTTGGTGTTCCTTAGATTACTAATTTAGTGTAGCATACTTTTTCTTAAATGTCAAGAACTATTTTAACTATTTTACAAAAAAGTTACATTTAGTTACTCTAGGGACTGTCTTATACTAAAGACACCCCTAAGTATTTTTAGTTAAACCTAAGTAATTTTCTATGTAGTAAATTGTATAAATACCTATAAACAATCTACAAAGTAATTCCTAAGTAATTCAAAGACTTAAGTATCCCTTGGCTTTGTCTTACTAAATACACCATTATTGTTATTATTGTATGTAAAATAACTACCTAAGTTCCCATTTGTCTTTTTTTTGTATACGGGTGGGTACTACAAGTAATCTATAGCCGCCAGTCCCCCTCGGGGGCATAAGTTATCCACAGGTTATACATAAGTTATCCACAGGTTATACATTGGTCAGACCAAATGGTGTCAAGTTATCCACAGGTTATACATGGGGCAGACATTTGTAGAACTAAGGGTTGACATGTGAGTGCCTATGAAGTACCCAATAGTCCAACACTGGGAAATCATTAGTGTATAAAAGGAAGTAAGAAGCTATACCAAAAAGACATAAACTTAATTTTAAGTATGAATATAAATCATTGTACACTGGTGGAACCTTTGGGTAATATGTCTATATTGAATTTATTTACTAAGCCTGCGGAGGCACATTATGTTAATCGAAGTCTATTGGACACGAAGAGACGGAGCACTCACGGCACTGCTTGCAAGAGTGCTTGAAGCTACAAACAACGGGAGTTGGAAGCTCGACTCCGGTCACATCTATGACCCTTACGAGCTAACGGTCAAGCTAAAGGGTAAGGTCGTTGGTCGTAATGCTGAATATATTTGGCCCCTTCCCAACCACTGAGTAAGCACATCGGAGCCACTGGCAACAGTGGTTCTTATTGTATTTATTCAACACAAAGAGGAGTGACACCATGAAAAACATTGAAATGCACATCGGAGCCATCAAAGACATTACGCACGTAGATACTAGCTACTACGGAAACCCTCGCTATTCATTTATGCTTAATGGCTTAAAAGTATACACGCCTATAGACTCTTTGTTGGGTTATTCCATCGGTAACTATCTTAATAAAAAGGTAGTAGCAAGGATTGGTGAGCATTATAACAAGGTAACCTTAAAAAGCATTAAGGAGGTGACAGCATGAGTTTCAGCGAATCAGCAGTTAAATTAGGCAGGATACAAGTTGAGTTTGACTGCCTTTACGGCACTAAAGAAATGCTTAGAAGACTAACACAGACGGAGAGAGTCAGCGAACTGTTACGCATTTGTAATCGTGAAAATGTTTCTTTTAAAGGGTTCCAATATTTAGAGCGTAAATTAATTTTAGATAGGGAGGTGACACCATGAAAAATGAAATACTGGATGAAATAAAAGAGACAGTAGTAGGTGATGAGAAAATAGATAGCAGTGACGTTTTATATGATCTACTGGACTGCTACGGAGGACTACACGAAATCATAGATTCTCATATAGATACCTATAATTTCAAAAAATCGATATTCACGTACTCCGACTTGAGAGAATGGGCAGTAGATAACTGGAAGTATGTTGAGGACGCACTGGAAGAAGGTATATGCGAAGGGGTCAACGACTATCACAAGATGATACAAGCGGGGCAGTATATGGCCCTGTCTGAGGACGCTAGGCGTTGCGTTGATGAATTATTCAACGAATACAACGGTGTATTATTTAATAAGGAGGTGACAGCATGAAAATTGCAAATAAAGACGGATTTAGATTTGACCAAAAAGCGTATTTAATCGGACACGAGTTTGGCCTAATTTGCGTTGCATACGGAGATTCCGAGCAAGATGCACTCGACTATGCCGTTGACGAGGGTTTTATGGATAGCGAGAAAATGTCTGACGAAGATTACGCTGAATGTTCGAGTAACGGTTGGGACGATTCTTATTTCTACGCGGGCAATGCTTCAGAGCCGTTTTGGTGCGATTACCTCTGGATTAAACCTGCTAGTGAACGAAAAGAAGCGTGAACAAGCGCATAAAAGTGCTAAATATAGACCATTTTTGGCGCATTAAAATGTAAATCTTTCTCAAAAACGGAGCAGTAAAAGATGATTAGTGAACAAATAGATTTTGAATTTAACAACACCGAGGGCTTAACGCTTGCATTATATCTGGTTTTGTCCGCGACTGACGAAGATGATGCATCGGTATATATTCAGCAAGCGAATGCTCTTGTGGTTAGTCTAGGGATATCCCAAGAGCAATTACAGGCGTGTAAAGAAAGGGCGTTTGATTGGTTTAGGAAAGATCAGGAGGCTGCACAATGACAACACCAATACCTAACTCTATAGAGATGGCAGGCGACCGTGATCTCTACAGCGTGTCCTTTGATTGGGATTTAACGAGAGACGTAGCACAAGATATCCCTTTGACTAATTTCGAGGACTGGTTGGCGTTCTCCGATCATGCTAGAATTAGTGGATGGGGTAGACACTCAGGACGGAAACTGTGGCAAGTCCCTAGGACTTTGCAGCGGAGAGTGTATAGGATATGTAAAGGCAATCAAGACAAAAGAGGGGGTACATAATGAACAGTGCTATGCTTGAACTTGAAAAAAAACACAAGAGAAAACAAAAGTTTATCACCCTGCTGTGCCTTTCGGTTTTATTTTGTGGCGCTCTGGTATTATCGTGTATAACACTGGTCAATCTGAGAATTATTTTATCCATAACTTAGGGAGTGAAGTATGAAAATGCAAAGTGCTTTATACGTCGGTTTGGGTGAGTATTTGGGGGTTAGAAATCCACAGATGCCCTGTCGAGTAACGGACGAAGGTTGGCAGAATGGTTATGATGATGGTGAGAATGAGAGTAACTTTCACAATTATCAAACCACGGCAGATTATAGCTTCAAATATGGGGAAAACGAAGATGAGGGCTAGAAAACCGAAAAAATTGCGTGAGTGGGTGAACTGTAGTAGCCATAAAGATCTAAAGAAGCATCTTCT